TTCTGCACAAGGGCATGCGCCCAGCACCAACACCGAGACAATCCGCGAGGAATCTCAGCCATGGCCGCGATCACTGAACAGCACATCACCCAAGCACTAGAGATGCTTGCGGAGGGTGAGACGCTGACAGATGTTGCCGCTGAACTTGATGTCAAGCGCACGACCCTTTTGGCTGCGCTGACAGCGACAAAAGAGCTTTCTGACAGATACGCGCACGCGAGAGATGCCGGGATTGATGTCCGCGCCGAGGAAATCGAGAGCATTGCCTCTGAGCTTGTTCCGAGGACCGCAGGCGGCTCGCTTGATGCTGCGGCTGTCGCTCAGCTTCGTTTAAGGGTTGATTCACGCAAGTGGCTGCTTTCAAAGTTGGCCGCGCACAAGTACGGCGACAAGCTGGAAATCAAGCAGGAATCAACCATCACAGACCTGACGGAGGCTCAAATTGACGCAAAGCTCGCTCGACTCCTTGAGCAGAGCGGACAAATTGCTGTTTCTGGCTCTGCTGGAAGAGAAGACGAAGCGGAAGGTTGAGAACAAGCTGAGGGACTACCGCGCTTACGAAAAGCAAAAGGAGTTCCACGCAAACGGGCGCTTGTTCCGTGAGCGTTTGCTGATGGCTGGCAACCAGTTGGGCAAGACGTGGAGCGCAGGTTTCGAGACCTCCATGCACCTGACGGGTCGTTACCCGGACTGGTGGCAGGGCCGCACGTTTGACAAGGCTGTAGCCGGTTGGGCTGCTGGTGTGACCAGTGAGGTGACGCGGGACTCTGTTCAGCGTGTTTTGTGCGGTCGGATCAACGCCATTGGGACGGGAGCGATCCCGAAAGGGGCGATCAAAGACAAGGCCATGAAGCGTGGGGTTGCTGACGCAATCGACACGCTTGTGATTCGCCATGGTGGCGGCGGTGATGTGCAGGCGGGTGAAAGCCTGCTTGGTTTCAAGAGCTATGACCAAGGCCGGGAGAAGTTCCAGGCTGAGACGCTTGACTTTGTGTGGCTTGACGAAGAGCCGGACGCGGACATCTACACCGAGTCTTTGACCCGGACCAACGCGACAAACGGCATCGTCTACATGACGTTCACACCCCTGAAGGGAATGAGCGATGTGGTTAAGAGGTTCCTGATCGACAAGACTCCGGGCTCTTGCGTCACATCCATGACCATTGAAGATGCAGAGCACTACACGCCAGAGCAGCGGGCGGCAATCATTGCCAGTTACCCGGCTCATGAGCGTGAAGCGCGGACAAAGGGCATTCCAACGCTGGGCAGCGGTCGCATTTACCCGATTGCTGACGAGCTAATCAAGATCGACGCTTTCGACATCCCATCTCATTGGGTTCAGATCGCGGGCATTGACTTCGGGTGGGATCACCCAAGTGCAGCAGCCCGCCTTGCGTGGGATCGAGACGCGGACATCATCTACGTGACGGCTTGCCATCGTCAGAAAGAGCAGACACCTTTGCTGTTTGCATCGACGGTCAAACCGTGGGGCGAATGGTTGCCGTGGGCGTGGCCTCACGATGGTTTGCAGCACGACAAGGGTTCAGGAGTTGCATTGCGCGATCAGTACGCGGCGCAGGGCTTGAACATGCTGAAGGACAAGGCAACGCACCCGCCGACCGATGGCGAGCCCGAAGGCTCAGGCGGCAATGGTGTTGAGGCTGGTGTGCTTGATTTGCTGGACCGCATGCAAACAGGGCGGTTCAAGGTTTTCAGCCACCTGAATGACTGGTTTGAAGAGTTCCGCATGTACCACCGCAAGGACGGGAAGATCGTCAAGCTCGACGATGACCTGATGTCTGCGACTCGGTACGCAAACATGATGAAGCGATTCGCTGTTGTGAATAAGCGCAGAGAGCAACCAAGGACAAACACATCATGGATTCGATGAACGACACGCAAGAGCCGAAGAAACGCGGCAGGCCCGCAAAGCAAGAGCCGGTGACTGAGCAATCAGCGCCGGTTTTTTCATTTGCGCTGCCTGAGGCGCTAGCCGCTGGTGAGGTGGCATTCGGTGAGCAGTTCCCAGCCGATCTGAAGATGCGCCTTCAGTCTGAGCTTGGCTGCTTATTCACGTTGAGCGGCTGCGATGTCAAGGCCGCAGACGGTCGCTTGTTCACGATTGCACGCAACGGCGACACCATCGAGGTTTTCAGTGCCTGAAGCCATGGACGACGCCGAACTGCTGCGCCTGCTGGATGACGACTATGCGGACGCGCAACACTACACCGATGAGGTGATCGGCCCTGAGCGTGCGAAGGCGCTTGACTACTACCTTCGCCGCCCCATGGGTGACGAGCGCCCCGGTCGATCCAAGGTGATCAGCCCCGAGGTGTACAAGGTGGTCGAGGGCATCAGCACGGCCATTGCAGACATCTACGTCAGCACAGACAAAGCCATTGAGTTCACGCCCAAAAAGCGCGAATCCATCGAGCAGGCCAAGCAGCAAAACACGCTGGTGAACTACGTGTTCTATGTGCAGAACGGCGGGTTCTTGAACTTGGTCGAGGCTATCAAGGACGGCGTGTGGCTCAAGGCTGGCTTTCTGACGTGGCGATGGGAGAAGACGCGCCGCATGACGCAGGAGCGCTATCAGCGCATGAGCCCTGAAGGGCTGTACATCCTGGCGATGGACATGCCAGAGGCTCAGATCGTGAGCCAGACACAGAACGAAGACGGCACGCTTGACATCACATTGAACATCGTCAAGGAGAAGGGGCAAGCGGTTGTTGAGTCGGTTCCCCCCGAGGAAATCATGGTGAGTGGCCGCGCACGATCACAGGACATCCAAAAGGCGCCGGTTGTGATTTGGCGCTGCGACAAGACTAAGGATGAGCTGATCAAGTGCGGCTATGACGCTGAAATTGTCGAGGGCTTGCAGTTCTCGCGCACGTTCAGCGACAACCAAGTGCAACGCCGCGCAGACGATGCCATGAGCGACATCATGGGTACGGTCGAGCTTCGCACGCACTGGCGCGAAATGGACTTCGACGGTGACGGCATTGTTGAGCTTCGCCGAATCGTTCGCGCTGGTGATGTGATCTTGGAAAACGAGATTGTTGACGAGATCAACCTGAGCGCCTGGACGCCCAACGTGCAGCCCCACGAGTTCATGGGTCGGTGTCCGGCTGATGATGCCTGCGATGCACAGGAAACGCTGTCCACCCTCAAGCGCCAGGTGTTCGACAACGTGTACATGGCGAACAACCCAATGATCCGGGTTGACGACAGTGATTCACGGGTGAACATCGAGGACTTCTACAACCCCGAGATTGGCCGCCCTGTGCGTGCGCCTGCTGGGGTTGCTGAAGTCTTCGCCATTCCGTTCGTGGCTCAGCACACCTTGCCATTGATTGAGCTTGAGCAGGCCAACGAGGAAAACACGACCGGCTTCACGCGCTACGCCCAAGGTCTTGATGCTCAAAGCCTGAACCAGACAGCCCGGGGCATTGGCATCATCACCAACATGAGCCAACAGCGCATCAAGATGATGGCGCGGATCTTTGGTGAGATGTGCCTGAAGCCATGCTTGAGTGGCATTGCAAAGCTGCTGAGCCAGCATGCCACAGAGGCCTTCACGGTTCAGGTGACAGGCGGTGATTTCGTGGAGATTGACCCGCGTGAATGGGCCGATGAATACGACCTGTCGGTGAATGTGGGCCTTGGTGTGGTTGACAAGGACCAGCAAGCCCAACACCTCATGGCGATTTCTCAGAACCAGGCCGCAGCGGTTCAAGCTGGCGGGCTGGGCAAGGTTCTGACCATGAAGAACCTCTACAACGTGCAATCGAAGATGGCCGAGCTTGCAGGCATCAAAGACCCGGCCTTTGCATGGACTGATCCTGACACGCTGCAACAGCAGCAGCCCCAAGGCCCGACACCTCAACAGATGCAGATGCAGGCCGAGCAGCAAAAGGCCGAGCAGCAAATGCAGCTTGAGAAGTACAAGGCCGACATGCAGGGCGAGATTGAGCGCTACAAGGCCCAACTCAAGGCAGAAACAGACTTGCACATCGCTGAAATCAAGGCGGCGTATCAGCCTCAACCTCAGATCATGGGCATGCAATGAGCGACGAGCAAATCTTTCGAGCCACACGCGCACAGCAGATCATCGAAGACCCCCTCTTTGTCGAGGCATTCGATGGGATGGAAAAGGGCGCAGTTGAGCGCATCGCCGCATGTGATGCCAACGACAAGGAAAAGCTCCAAGCGCTTGCCTTGAGCCTGCAAGCCATTCGGGCAACACGACGCCGCTTTGTGGTGTGGATGGCTGAAGGTGAAGACGCAGCACGCCGACAAATGCAGCGCGAGGAAGCCCCTTCGCTGATTGACCGATTCAGGCGCAGGGCATAAGCACTCGCGCTATTGAATAGACCGCCTTCGGGCGGTTTTTTCGTTTAAGGACGAAGAACATGGCAGACCTGGACAACC